ACAAAGACATTGTAGAAGTCGCAGATGGTCTTGCCGATATGGTATGGGTCATCATGGGTATGGCGTCCACCTTAGACATCCCCTTTGATACGGTCTGGAACGAAGTCAAGGCATCCAATATGTCTAAGTTCGTTGACGGTAAAGTGGTCAAGGACGAGAACGGTAAGATTATGAAACCTGACGGATACTTCCGTCCTAACATAAAGAAGTTGATGGAATGATTAAATATGTATTTGAAGATGAGATACAGGACAATATCAGAGTAGACTCTATGGGTAATAGACTCTGGAAAGAGACCGATGAGTATGTGATCGTTCTTGGTAAAGAGAAACCTAGACCTATACACACCCCAATAGCACTGGTCTGGAACGATGGTCAGTGGGTAGACAAACAACTGGAGTTTGACTTTGGATAAGTGGGATGTCGCACATCTAGAAGTTGCAAAGACTTACGCACAACTATCATCTGCAAGAAGGATGAAGGTCGGTGCGGTCATAGTAAAAGACAACCGAATCATCTCTATTGGTTACAATGGTATGCCTAGTGGTTGGGACAACAACTGCGAAGATGAAATAAAATCTGGTAACACTGGATACGGTAGAAAACTAAAAACTAAAAAGGAAGTTCTTCATGCGGAATCGAATGCAATCACGAAGGTTGCAAAGTCAACGGAATCGGCGGAGGGTGCAGTTCTTTACACAACGTGTGCGCCATGCATCGACTGTGCCAAACTCATCCACCAAGCAGGAATCAAACGAGTTGTCTATGGACACAACTATAAGTCTGAAGAAGGATTGACTTTCCTTGATAAGTGTGGTATAGTACTTGACACATCAACCGAAAAACCTTGGCAACGGAGTTTATACCCCTAATGAATCCCTTTGATTATGTAAATGCGATTAACTATTCCAAGAAAGACATCATGGTAACTCGTGATGACGAGAAGGCATACAATGGTTTTATGGTAAACCGTTCACTGTCTTACTTCTCTGATACTGTTGTTATCGCAAATGAGATGAACAAGTGCCACCACCTAGACTCACGTCTACAATTTTCTTTTCTTATAAATATCATTAGGAAACGGAAACGTTTCTCTAAATGGGTAAAACCTGAATTAGAAAATGACCTTGAGTCGGTGAAAGAATATTATGGATATAGTAATGAAAAGGCACGACAAATACTATCCCTCTTATCACCTTCTCAAATTAAACAAATAAAAGAAAAGGTGAATAAAGGTGGAAGAAAGTAACTTAGTATCATGGAGTCCTGTGAGTATGCTAGAGATCACTCTGGCAGAACCCGATGATTTCCTCAAAGTGCGTGAAACTCTAACCAGAATCGGAGTGGCATCACGCAAAGAACAAAAACTGTTTCAGTCGTGTCACATTCTACATAAGCAGGGAAGGTACTATATCGTACACTTCAAAGAACTGTTTATCTTGGATGGTAAGAAAGCAAACCTAGAGAAGTCAGACGTAGAGAGACGTAATACCATTGCGACATTATTGTCGGACTGGGGACTCGTTGAGATACAGAACAAGGAAGTCGCAGTAGAGTGTGCGCCCCTAAGACAGATCAAGATCATTGGATTCAAAGACAAAGACCAGTGGGAGTTGTGTCCCAAATATAACATAGGTAATAAGTGATGAGCATGAAAATTGAAGTGACCCTTGATGGTCACCAAATAGATGATATTATAATTGAACAATTGACTATGGCATTAGACAGTTTACACGCAAGTGATGTTCCCGAAGATAAGGAATACATTGCCGCATTCGAGAAGGTCATCGACTGGCATGGTGGTTAAATGGAATGATAGGGTTTGAAACTCATAAAGAAGAGATTCGAAACAAGGTATATTGGTGGGGCCCTAAACAAGACATCAATTGGTCTTGGGATGAGGCGATGGAACTCATTGACACTCATCCTGAAGACTTGTACGATTGGAATAGAGAGAAGAATCGACTAGGTTGTAATAGTTTTCATCTACGTGATTCTGCGCCTCAAATTGCAAAAGACATTCATAGAGAGATGCATGAGTTCTTTGTACTTCCCGCACCAAAGAAGGATACCTACACGAAAGGTCTTCCCCACGTTACAAACATTGCGTTTTGTGGATTTGGTCAGGCGTCTGGTTCGTACCCTAGACATTGTGACAGGATGGATGTGTTCCTACTTCAGATGATCGGTGAGTGCAAGATCACCATCGGTTACAATGAAGAACCGAGGAACGCAGATCAGGTTCATATTATGCAGCCAGGCGAATGCGTGTTTCTTCCAAGAGGAACATGGCATCAACTAGAACCATCAGTATCACGAGTCACATTCTCGTTTGGATTTGAGAGTGATCAAGATTGTGACCCCTCCGATTATCTCTAAAAGTGACATGACATTTGGTTATGACCTCTATCAGAGAACATTACCATTATATATAATATCGGAAGAATAATCTTCCCACCAATCTGGAGCAAAAAAGTTATGAAGACCCGCACATTTGGACGAGTAGAGAGACTCGGAGATGCGCTACTGAGTATGATAGTTTTAGTTACATCGATTGTTGCTATCCTACCACTTGTATAAATAGATAAAACTAGGGTGACTTAATCGGTCACCCGACACTTTTTGGATATATTATGAAAGCATACATGATTGCAGATTTGAACAATCCGACCTCTGTGAAGTATACAGAGATCGCACTGGAATCATGGAAGAAACAAAACATCCTCGACATTGAAGTCATTCAGTGTTACACCCCCGACACTATCTCAGAACTAGAACCCCTCTACAACTGGAGACCTCTGCTTCATGGAATGCAGAAGGACAAACAAAGCACCAAGAGTGAACGTGCGGGTGATATAACTCATTGGCAACTTATTAAGAAACGTGCAGAGAGTGATGAACGTTTCTATGTAATGGAACATGACTCATATCTAGAAGACCCTGATGAATTCAAACGTCAGTGGGAGTTCACTATGAGAAATGGATTGGATTGGGCGAATCATGGACTATTCATGTCATGTTATTCATTCTCTCGTAGGTGTGCTGAGTATATGAATTACCTGTTATTAGAAAAAGGATTCCCATTGAATGGTGGCCCCTATGGTTGTGTGGAGAGACTGGTCAAGACCTACTTGACACGTGTGCCTAATAATCGTGAGTATACCTTTATGACACATCATCGGAATAGTGAATGTGTTGGTGTGGGTGCAACAGCGAAAAGATTGTTCGTTGTATATAATTGTGCAACAGACGAGTCCATGTTCAAGCGTGCCTCAACCCAAGTGATATCTAAGTCATTTGGTATTACCCAAGACCATGATGGAATGGATATAGAACCTTGGAAAAGATCAGAAGGTTTTAAAATTATTCCTTGACATTCCTAGTATCGCCCTGTATAATGTGTACTTCATTATGAGGATTTTATATGGATTTTTATACATCAATTGACCGATTCGGTTCGACCCTTTTGTATCGGGGTTACTCGGGCGGTCAACGAGTAAAGAAGCGCATCCCATTCAAACCAACTCTCTTTGTGAATGCCACGAAGGGTAGTGGGTGGACTACACTAGATGGTAGGTCAGTAGAACCCATTGAGTTTGAGACGATGCGTGAAGCGACTGAGTTTCAGAAGCGATACCAGTACGTAGACAACTTCAAGGTCTATGGACAGAACAATTTTATTATGCAATTCGTTGCCCAGAAGTTCCCAAACGACATAAAGTTTGAACGTGACCTTCCGGTAATCATGACCATCGATATTGAGGTTGCATCTGACGAGGGATTCCCCGAACCAGAGAAAGCAAACCATCCAGTTATCTCGATATGTACCAAATCAAACAAAGAGGATTTCTATCGTGTGTGGGGTCTGGGTGACTATGATCCGCCAGAGAATACAATCTATATCAAGTGTGAGAGTGAACTTCAACTGATCGATAAGTTCCTTGACTACTGGCAGAACCACGGGTCACCTGACATCGTAACTGGTTGGAACAGTAAAGGGTTTGACCTTCCATATCTTATTAACAGAACAAGAAAGGTTATTGGTGATGAGTCATGCAAACGATTCTCACCTTGGGGCACGGTGTCCGCAAGAACGTCTCGTGGTAAGATGGGTATGAAAGATGTTGAGACCTATGACATCATGGGTATCGCACAGTTGGACTACCTTGACCTGTTTAAGAAGTTCACCTACAATACACTGGGACAGCAAGAGTCCTATCGTCTGGATCATATTGCCCATGTCGTACTGGGTGAACGCAAACTATCGTATGAGGAGTATGGTAATCTCCATACATTGTACAAGGAAGATCACCAGAAGTTCATTGACTATAACGTCAAGGATGTGGAGTTGGTTGACCTGTTGGAAGAGAAACTCGGACTGATCACTCTTGCAATGACTATGGCATATCGTGGTGGTGTTAACTATGAGGACATCATGGGTACGACTGCGATCTGGGATTCTATCATCTATCGTATTCTAAACAAGAAGAAGGTTGCGATCCCGTCCAAGGAAGAGAAGACCAAAGGCGACTTTGCGGGTGGTTATGTGAAAGAACCTCAAGTCGGTTCGCACGACTGGGTCACCTCCTTTGACTTGAACTCCCTGTACCCTAACATCATTGTGCAATACAATATGTCACCTGAGACTGTGGTAGATGGTATCATCGATACTGACGTGGAACGTATGCTCAATAAGGTGACAAACATTACAGGAGACTATGCAGTTGCCCCATCGGGTGTTCGGTTCACCAAGGAGAGGGAAGGTATCATCCCCGCAGTGATTCGACAGTACTACTCGGAACGTAGAGTCATCAAGGATGAGATGTTGAAGTTACAACAAGAGTATGAGAACACTCCGACCAAGTCGCTGTCTAATCGTATCTCTCATCTGAACAACCAACAGATGTCTATCAAGATTCTTATGAACAGTCTCTATGGTGCGTTGGGTAATCGGTGGTTCCGATACTTTGATCAGAGGGTTGCGGAGTCAATCACTCTCGCTGGTCAGATGTCAATCAAGTGGGCAGAACGTGCGGTCAATCGTGAGATGAACAAACTACTCGACAGTGATGAGGACTATGTGGTTGCGATTGATACTGACTCGGTCTATATGCGTATGAGTAAGTTGGTCGAGAAGTTCAACCCCAAAGACCCTGTCAAGTTCCTAGACAAGATTTGTTCTGAACACTTTGAACCTGTATTGAGTCGTGCGTACAGTGACATGGCAGACTACACCAATGCGTATGTCAACCGTATGGAGATGGGTCGTGAGGTAATCGCAGATAAAGGTATCTGGGTCGCAAAGAAACGATACATCCTCAATGTACACAACAACGAGGGTGTCCAGTACAAAGAACCCAAACTCAAGATGATGGGTATCGAGGCGGTCAAGTCATCCACACCTCAAGTGGTGCGTAACAAGTTCAAAGAAATCTTTGACGTGATCATCAACAGTACGGAGAGTGAGACACAGAACTACATTCGTAACTTCCGCAATGAGTTTACCAGTCTCCCTGCCGAGGATGTGTCATTCCCTCGTGGGGTGAATGGTCTGGATAAGTGGAGTGACCGTAAGACTGTCTACAAGAAAGGTTGTCCCATCCATGTGCGTGGTGCGCTGTTGTACAACAAATACACCAAGGGTATGCGGCACGAGGAAATCAAACACGGTGAGAAGATTAAGTTCGTCTATCTCAAGACACCTAATCCTATCAAGGAGGATGTCATATCCTACCCGCAGAACTTACCTCGTGAGTTAGGACTTGATAAGTATGTTGACTATGACAAGATGTTTGAGAAGACATTCCTCAATCCGCTTGAACCCATACTGGATGCGGTGGGATGGACTTCCGAACCTAAAGCTTCATTAGAAGATTTTTTCTCTTGACATTAATTGATGACTGTGGTATTATTACAACATGAGATATTCACTTACAATATTCAAGAACACGTTTGACAACCAGACCCATCGGGGAATGGAGGTCGAGTCGTGGGAGAAATTTGAAGAACTACTATATCATATGTTTGATAAGGAGGGTAGAAAAGGTGGTCGAGATTCTTCTGTGCTTATTAGTCCTGCTCGTTATTTTCCCGATACTACGAGGAGTAATAAGAATGTTGATTTATGGGGTGGTTGGGCTTGTCTTGATGTCGATGATTATGTACTACGTGGTGATCCCAATATTGATCCTGCTCTGAGGTTGAAAGAACAACTCGCAGAGAAGTATGGTCGATTTCATTATGTATGTTATAATACTGCATCATCGACCCATGAGAAACCTAAGTTTCGACTGGTGTTTCCACTGACAAGACTGGTTCATACCAAGGAACTGCAACACTTCTGGTTCTCTATGAACAAACAGTTTGATGGACTGGGTGACAAGCAGACCAAAGATGTTTCTCGGATGTACTATGTCCCTGCACAGTATCCCGATGCGTATAGTTTCATCTTCATCAACAAGGGTGTACACCTTGACCCTGATATGTTGATGAATAAGTATTCGTTTGTTGAACCCACTGGTAAGACATTCATGGAGAGACTGCCACCTGAGTTACAACAGGCAGTCATCCAACATCGTAAGGACGCACTAGAGGCAACCGACATCACATGGAGTGGTTATCGGGACTGTC